ACGATACTAAGTCTAGTAAAGCAAAAATTGTGCCATATTTCTCCGACGAAAAGCTTTAAAAGATTACAAGAGTTGAAAATACAATAAAATAAAAATTTTTAACAGTTGAAACTTAAAGATAGTTAGTTAAGGTAAGCACTTCGCAGTTACATATTTTTTTTTGTCTTCCCAGCATACCATTTTTTATTTAAATAAGTAAAGACGGCTTAAAAGGTAAAATAAAATAATTTAAAAAATTTTATGTAAATTAAATAAAATAACTAATAAATTAATAAAATTTTTAAAATTTTTTTATTCTGATGCCATCTTGACATATTTAAAAAAAAATGCACTTTGTCAGACAAATTTAAAAAAATAAAATTCAAAGGAGCTAAAAAAAAATGGAAGAAGATTACAGAGTTAAGTATTTAAAAGCTTTAATTCATCAATTAAAATTAAACAGAGAAAATAATGTATGCGACCCAATATTAAGTCAATTACATGGATTAGCTGGAGTTTTAGAGAACCAAATAGAACAAGATAATAAAATGACAGAAGAGTTACAAGCAGAAATAAACAGCTTATACAATTAGAGAGAGAGGAAACTCTCTTTCTTAAAAATAAAAATAAAAGGAGATTAAGAAATGAACAACATAATAGGAGTTATATTCAAACATAAACAAACTGAAGTAATTAGATATTTTATAAACTATGAAAAAGCAGTAAGTTACATAATCAACACAAGCATATACAACGATAAAAATTTTATAGAAGTACAATTATATCTAACAAGATGGAATAGCCTAGGTTCGTTAGAATTTGACAGCAATAAACCTTTTTACATATATACGAAAGAAATGTTATTAAAAGAATAAAGAGGGGAAACCCTCTTTTTTGATTATTTACTGCAACGAACATATTTAAATTTAAAATACATAGTATTTTTTATATTAAACAAGATTCTCTCAGGACAAAACTTGAAAGTTAACTTGCAAATATTGCATATGCTGCAACATAAAAAAGTTATGATCAAACAGATAAAAAGCAATATAATAACATTTTTGCAAGTTAAATTTCATATTTAAGAAAAATATATAGGAGCTACGTCTGGGGCCCCACCGCTAACGCAGTTCCCCCCAGCCTTGCTTCCTAAATTATGTTCATCAAATAATTTATAACTATCATATATTTTCGCATATTTCTTTTGATAATAGAAAAATGTAGCACCCAAACGAGCCTCTTGTCCTTGCATTCCATACCATTTTTCAACGGCTACAAACCAAGTTAAACCAGTCAAAGAAACTAGCAAACCAGCAATACCATAATTATTTATTTTTCTATGTTTTACTTCATATTCGCATAATGACCTTATTTGTTTATCTAACATTCTGTCATTTTGAGTAATTAATATTATATTATAACCGTATTTTCTATGCTGACTAAAAAATGTAACCCATTTCATTCTATCTTTTCTAGCGAAATCACGACAATTAAATATAATTTGTGCCTCATCTATAACAATAAGACTTTGATTTTCTTTTGCAACTATATGATTTTTTTTAGCATATTCATATAAAAATTCTACTGTCATTTCTGAATTGTCTTTATAAATAAAAATTCCTTTAACTTTTTTAATATTATCTGTATTAATATCAAAATTACAAATTAAACCACCACCACGTTTTAAACGAGATACAATATCTCTTGCAACATGATAAGATTTACCTGAGCCAGGAGTACCTGTATATATATATATCATATATAATCACCTCTATTATTGTATTGCTTTTACCCATCTTAAAACTATTTGATAAACATAATAAATCAATATAGCTGAACACCAAAGTGTTATTACTTGAACTATTGCAGACATTGGAATGAACCAATTCATCCACTTTATATATTGATAAAATTCTGTTGTATCTATGGTATCAAGTATTAAAAATGGACTATTAGGTAATATACTTAAAACCCATTCTATTAAATCTAAAAATGGTTGAGTTATAAATTGCATATTTTACCTCCTAACTACGAATTATAGTTCTTGTTAATATTATCAATCCCAATATAAAACCTATAAATGTAAAAAACCTTGACATTCTACCAACCAAAGGAAAATCAGCCATATCAAATACAAATTTAGTATTTTTTGTTATTCCTATTTTAGCCTTTAATTCTGGTGTAACAACATCTATATCAAATCGTGGAGCTTCTGCAGGTGCTGAAAACATTACAAATAATTTTTTTATATCCCAAGGCAAACTAAATGGGAACTTAGTTTGTAATAAATTTCTTTTATTGCTATTATCATATTCTAAACTAGGTACATCTACAGGATATTCTGGTACAGTAGGTTCACCAATTACAGGGTCTTCTGTATATGGTGTTCCTGTAGTATCTTGTGTAGGAATATCTTCTGGTTGTACATCTACCATATAGCCATCACCAATTAAAGGATTATCAATAATAGGATATCCTGTTGTATCTGTTTCTATTGGTATTACAATAGTTTTAGTTCCTGTTTGTGTATTATTCCAATCATAGTCTGGATTATTAATAATATCTGGTACAGTAGATATACCAGTTGTAATTGATGGTAATTCATTATATTTTGGTGTAGTTGACCATGATGTCTTTATTTCACCTATGCTAAAATATGTAGCATCTGATTTTATTATAGAAAAATTATTATTATATCCTATTTTATATCTTGTTGAAGTATATTCTGATACTAACAAAGGTGGAGTTATAACTGTTGAATATGGCGAAGCTAAATAACTTCCATTTTCATTTCTTATTTTTCCAGACATATTACCACTTGCATCATAAAAATACAAAGCTTTTAAGTCCATATCCATAGGGTTAAGTAAAACCATACCTAAACTAATTACATATGCTCCATATGGTATATTTGTATTATCAATTATCAATTGTTCACTATTTTGACTTACCCAACTTTTAATCAAATTAAATAAACCATTCTTTACTTCTATAACTTTTTTATATCCACCGCTAGCAAAATCATAAACTATTTTTCCAGCTCCTAAAGCTGCTAATGCTTCACCAAGAGTTACACCGCTATTTGGGTCTTGTGGGTCTTCTGGTTCAAGCTGATAATCTAAACCAATCCTTGTAAAATATTCGTCTACAGTTTCAACAGTATCATTCAAAGCTTGATTACTATAAAATACCAAACCAGAGCCAACTAATAAAGGTGCTACAGTTGATTTAAACATTTCATCTGAAAGAGCATTTCCAACAACAGCATATGTATAATTCTTATAGCAAGTATTAATAAACAATTCAAATATTAAAGTAAACATCAATACAAATATAATTAATTTTTTTTTCATTTTTACCTCCATAATAAATATAGCGTAGCCCATTGAAGAACTACGCTACATTTAAATTTTTATTTCGCTAAAGATTTGAACCATGACATTCCTTTTTTAACAGCAAATATTGCACCAGCAATAGTTAATGCTATTGGTACGATTGCAGCAATTACACCCATTACAGATGTAGAAAGACTTGTTAAGCCTGTAGTAAAAGCAGTTGTTATAGTTTCCATGGATAATCTCCTTTCTTATATGATATATTTAAATAACAACCTTAACGCCATTACACCTAATAATACAGGTAATAAAAACGTTAATGTTAATGTGAAGCCTTCAAGAAAAAAATCTGATATTAATGTAGAATTCATTTTATTTCAACCCTTTCAAAATTATAATTAATCCTACAGCTACCAAACAACCAGATAAAAACAATATCAAATAACTTTGAAAATTTATTGCATTTATTAAACTTTCATTCATTTCTATGAGTTTAGAATGAGTATCTGACAAATGATTTATTATAATATTAAGTTGTTCTGTATAATCCATAATTATTTAATAGCAGCAGACTTTAATTCCAACTCACTTAAAAACTCTAAAGTTTCTAATTTAAAAACAACAGAACCATCTGCTTTAGGTTTCATGCTAAAACCACCATTATAAATACCTGGTACTGATTTAATATTTTTGCCTTCATCAGTTTGAACTGCAACTTTAGCAACTCCTACACCTTTTTCATCAGAACTAGCATAAACAGGGGATAAGTTATCTGTAAGTAAATATCTTATTGAAATTCCTGTATTAACCTTTCCTGTAACTTCATCTTTCATGTTATAACCTTTTGCATTTAGCAAAATAATTTTTTTCTGCATATCTGCCATTTTAATACCTCCAATTTAATTTTTATATTATTTTTCTAAAAAATAAACAATTAGTTAATTTTTCTGATTCTTTAGAATCAATTTTTGAATTTTTCGAAACTTCTTGATAATGGTCTTTAATTTTACAATTTTGAAAATAAACACAGGGAACACACTTTGTATCAATAAGACTAAGCAAATGATAACCAGACATTTTTTCAAGTTCTCCTTTAGATTATTTTAAGGCTTTAAATGCGTTTTATTGAGATTTTTTACAATAAATGATATAATATATCACCGTGTAGATATATAATAGAGAATGTACAAAAGAATGAATAATAAATATCTCTATGGTTATATTATATCTATAGCGATATAGAAGTCAAGTAAATTTTATAAGGAGGTTAAAAAAATGTCTAATGTTTATAAAGAATTTAGAAAAAAGTACAACAAAACGCAAGAACAATTAGCTGAAGAATTAGAAATATCTCAATCAGTAATTTCAGATTGGGAAAAAGGAAACAAAGAACCAAGTATAGACACATTGCGAAAAATATACAAAATATTTGATATTGAAGATATAAAAGAGATATTAAATGAAAATAATGAAAAGCAATAACATCTAAATAAGGAATATAGCATAGTTTCAATAAAAAATAGCCCTAAAGGCTATTAGTTAGAATTTTTAAATTTATGTCGCAAAATAGATACTTTTCCGACGATATCTCTATAGCTATATTAATTTTTAGATGTTATATTTATTATAACATCTATTTTTTATGATTAAATATCCATAACTAGGGAAGTAAAAGAGTCCATATCCTTAAACCACTTAACAGCTACAAAATCATTTTCATAAACACCTTTAGGAATAAGACCACCAAAATCTTGATGTATCAATTCTGGCAAATTCAACCCCTTAGAATTAAGATAGCAACATGTACCTAAAGGCAAAGATACTAAATCTTTAGTAACATACTTAACAATATAATTACAAGCTGCATCACTGTTACGTATAGGCTCTATAGTTGTATAACCAAACTTATAATGAAAATCTACCCAATCCCATATTTTAAGACCTTTGTCAATTTGATTGACTATATACAAAGGCAATTTTTCTTTTCTATCAAATTCTCTTAAATCATCAATATTAAGATTTTTAATTAATCCATGAAAATGAATTGCCCCATCTTGATGAAATTCTGGTACTAAAAGATATTGAAAATCTGGATTTTTTCTAGTCTTATAATTATTAAAATACTTACCTAATTTCTTCTTAACTTCTTTCAAATCATATCTATCAATATTTTTGATATCAAAGGTCAATGTTACAAAATAATCCCATTCATTGCAAAACGCATAATCTCTTATTTTACTACGCACACGACTAATATTATTCAACAATTTTTCACCCTCCGTTAAATTGATTTTTATTTGTTCTTCATCATCCCTAACAAATGGATAATCAGGTCGAGGACTTTCCTTAAAAAAAACTACCTTATAAGGGTTATCATGTTTTAATGGATAATGATATACTCTCAAATCACCGAAAAATTTACCCATATAATTACCTCTTGACAATATCGCTATAGATATATAATATATAGCCATGGCGATATTGTCAAGGAATATTTTTACTCATACACCTGAAGGTATTACTTTAATTATCAAAGGTGCAGAGAAAAAGAATAAAAGAACGGACTACGTCCGAGAAAATATTTGTTAAGGTCAAAACCTAGGTGAGTAAATA